ATTTTAAGTGCTGACTCTGATTCAATTACTGTCGGAGGCACAGTTACTAGCACATATGTTTCTGGCGGAACTGTCGGTACTGCATTTACTGCAACCGCTAGAAGAAGAGCTTCTATAACTTATGGAACTTATGGTGAGTTTTCTACGTTGGGTGATATTGGATTAGACCTTAGCTATAACGACGAATTTAGCTCCAATAGAGAAGCTAATCCAGTTATTAGAGGATTTGAATTAAAAACTGTTGCAGAAATATTTGAAGAATACTCGACTAAGCCAACAGGATTTGAGTATCGGGTAGACTGCGAATATGATTTAGCTACCAATAGCTTTAAAAAATATTTTAAGTTTTTACCTCTAATCCCCTTGAGTCTAACTGAATACTTGTCCGAACAAGAAAACGGGTATTCTGGGCCCATTCCAGCTAGTGCCTATGGAGCTAACTCTTTAATATTTGAGTATCCAGGTAACGTCTTAGAGGCCCAATTTGAAGAGAATGCTGAAGAATCGGCAACGAGATTTTTTGTTCAAGGAAGAGATGAAAGACTCTCATCTGATGCTAGTCAGCCGTACTCAGCAGCCTCTAACCACAAGCTACTGCGCGAGGGGTGGCCAATATTGGATCAAACAGAGACTTTGGATTCTGACGATGAAACTGTTTTGTGGAAGCAGGCTTCTCGTCTTTTAGAAGAATCTGTCCCTCCAATTAGCACTTTTAGTATTTCTGTTAATGGCTCTGCTAATCCTAAACTAGGAACATATAATCCGGGAGATTGGTGTTCAGTAAAATTAAATGATGACTTCGTATCTTTAAGAGCTGACAGTTATTTAGAGCAGGATTATGGAACAGACGCCGGGGTTTTAGTTAGAAAAATAATTTCTTACTCGGTCTCTATTCCAGATACTCCAGGGTACCCGGAGGCAGTAGAGCTTGAGCTAGTGACCGAACCATCAGTTCCAATATCTGGAGTAACAATAATAGACGGAAAGGCCTTCAATGGGAATTAGAAGACGTAGAAGGAAACTTACGACTCTAATTAGCAGGTTAGACCAGCAAGTAAAATCAGTAACGTTGCGACCAGTCAGCTTTTTAACTTCCGATCAGGTTAATGCTGCTGTAGAGGCAGGCGAAGCTGTTGAAGTCCCTGAGTCGGTAGTCAGTGCAAGTGCTCCCTTTCAGTGGAGAAGAGTGGAAGATGCTTACATATACCCGAAGGCGCTAACAGGGCTAAAAGAAGATAGAGTAGAAATATATTTAGCTTCAGATTTGGGAACTGAAGTTGGTGGGAGGCTACATGTATCGGGACTACATTGGGCTTCAAATGCTGCTATGGATGCCACCGGAGATAACTTTATAGTAAAAGAAGTAGACACTCCCCCTTGGACAGATCGGGGATATAGACACGATCCCGCGACAGATCAGCTGCCAACAGTAACTATCACTAATACATATTCCTACAAGCCAGACACTGTTGCTCCATCCACGTGGGCTGGTAAGAGAAGATTTCAGACAAGAAGATTAGTAGACACATTTTCAATAACAGGAAATACTGTCACTCTAACAATGAACGCTGCTCATAAATTTAAAGTTGATGACATAATTTTTGTTGACATATTTAATGAAGACTCTAGGGCTTATGGAACTGATGGTTTATTTAGAATTGATTCAGTCACTAGCACCGAAATTGTCTACACCCTAGATGCAGGAGTTGCAACTCCAACAGGTACAATAACTCCAGATGATCCAGTTTATGTTTTTCCTGTTGCGAGAGAGTACGCTCAGGTTGGGTCTACTTGGGCCGATAGTGCAAACAATAAAATTTACTATTGGGATGGAATTCGCTGGGTTGACTATTCCACTGTAAGTAACCCTTCACAGGATGGTGACCCGCCTGCTGCTCCCACCGGATTTAATCTAACTGGAACGGCTAAAGTCTATGGTCCGACTTATATAGCATATTCAGAGATAGTCGCTACTTGGACTGCCCCAACGCTTACGGAAGACGGACTCCCTCTCACTGATTTGTTGGGTTACAGATTTAAGTATAGGACTAGCCCGACCGATGCTTGGAAGGCTCTTCCAGACATACTAGATCCGAATATTACTTCGTATACGTTTGATCAAAGCTATGCGTTTGTACCAGGAAATACTTTTTATTTTCAACTTTTTGCACTTGACTCTGGTCTGCAACCTTCTACGGCTGCAACAGATTCTGTGACTGTTGCTTTAAAGTCTGGAGACCACACAAGCGTTAGACCATCTACTCCAGTTGCTACTAGCAGACTAGGCACAATTACAGTTACTTGGGATGGAAAACTGGCTAATGGTAGCAGTGCACCTAGTGACATAGTAGTTATGAATATCTATGTTTCTACAACAAGTGGATTTACTCCTGGACCTACAAATCTTGCACTAAAAACAAGAGTTTTTGGTTCTGATGGTGGATTTGATGTTTTGACGGATTTGCTATATAATACCTCATATTACATACGAATTTCATTAGTCGATACATCTGGAGTAGAGGGCCTATATTCTGACCCCCAGGTGACTGCCCAAGTTAGTCCCTTAGTTGATACGGACCTCATCTACTCGACATTAAATGAGTGGCCATTTAATGGTGGCGTTGTCCCCGCTGGGGCCCTTGCCAGCGGAGCCATAAATGCGTCTAATTTGTTTGGTGCAAATGTTATAGTTCAATCTGCAATTGCGGCAAATGCTATTGGAGCGGATCAAATTGCTGCTGGTTCTATTATTGCTGGAAAAATTGGTGCAGATGCCGTAACGGCAACTACTATTGCAGCTGGAGCAATTACGGCTGGAAAAATTGACACAAATGCCGTTACTGCAGACAAGATTCTAGCTGGAGCAATCACTGCAATAAAAATTGACTCTAATGCAATAACTGCAGACAAAATTGATGCTGGAGCAATCACTGCAACAAAATTAGCCACAGACATTGTTCTTTCCGGGTTAATTAGAACTGCCACTTCTGGCGCTCGCATTGAGATTAGAGGGGCTACCCAGGCTAACCCTGGAATTGTATCTTACAACGGATCTGGCGGAACATCCTTTAGGTTCTATGCTAACGGCGTATCTTATTTAGATGATGTTTTTATTGACAATGCTACTCTTAGTGGTACATTAACTGTTAGCGGTAGCGTAAGTGGTGGTTCATTTGTTGGAGGAACATTTAGAACTGCTTCTGGTACTGGGCAAAGAGTAATCATATCTGGGACAACTAACCGAGCTGCTTTCTATAACACTGGAGATTCCGACGCCTCTCCAACTGGATATATTCAGGGAACTGGTAGCGGCTTGTTTATAAATGCAGCAAGCTCTGGTAGTCTTGCAGTTGGCGGTACTGCAATATTTAGCTGGAACTCGACTGGTGTAGCTCTTAGCCCTGGCGAGAGATTTAACAGTGCAATAGACGCAACTGGGGCCATTAGTTCGGATACTTCTATTCAAGCAGGAACTTTCATTAGATCTGGAAATGGAACCGGGTCTACGTTAAATACAAACGGTAATATAACCGTTGCTGCATTTACTACTAGCGCTTTGGCTGCCAACGTTCGTGGTGCTAATGGTGCAGTTTTAGCTCTATTTTCTTCAGATGCTAGAATAAAGAGAAACATAGAAACAATAACCTCTGGCCTAGAAGTAGTTTCTAGAATAAATCCAGTTACTTTTGACTCTATAGTTGATGATACAGATAAAAGGATTCCGGGATTTATTGCTCAGGAATTAGAGGAAATTTTTGATGAAAATCTAGCAATTGTGACTAGAATTGCTCCAGGAAGCACTGACATACCGTTTGATATTGGAGATGACCCCCTTAGATCGGTTGAGCACATACACTTGATGCCATATCTTGTTAAAGCTATTCAAGAGTTGTCTGAAAAAAATAATGAATTACAAGCTAAAATAACTGCACTAGAGGAGAGGTAATTTGGAAGAGAATGTAGAAAAAGAAAGCGTTGATATAGCTATTCTTTTAGAAATTACTAGAAAAAAGTTAATTTTTGAGACTATAAGATCTACCGAGCTAGAAGCACTGGTTTTAGAGCTAAAAAGTAAAATTTCGGAGCTAGAAGCAAAATAAAATGTTAGAAGTTCGCGATGGAGATAGGGTACTTCAGTTTAACGGTACTCTACTTGCCAAGTCTAGCTCCCAGAGGCGGGGGGCCTATAGATGGATAGAGTTCGAGCTATATAGGACAGAGTCTGGCTCGTATATTTTATCTAGAATAGGAGTTTCGCTATTTTTTCATGGTGCAGCATGCTCATTAGTCTCAAAATACAGATTAAATGAGATTTTTTCTCATCAGTTAAGTTTTAATTCAGTTCCATGTCCAGAGTGTAATCCAGATGAGAGTCTAGACTTAGTTTTTCCAGAGAAGTATAGGTACTGGGCTCAGGTTAGCGACCAACCAGAGGCTGTATTAGATGCTTTATATAAATATGACGACAATGGAGTTAGGTATCTTACGGGGGTGGCTCAAAGATTATTGAAAGATGCATCGAGAGTTGACTTCGAGATTGCTAATGTATATAATGTTGAAATAATTCCATAACTAATACGAAAGACACAAATGACAACAGGACTAGAAGGAGTCCAGCTCCACCTAGTTGATTCAGTAGAAAAAGCTAGTGATTTCATTACTTGGCTTGGCGAGCGCCGACCTTTAAATGCTATTGCTATAGATACTGAAACTGGAGAACTTCCAGGTAACCCTAAAGCTCATGCCCTATCGCCTTGGCATGGTCGACTAAGGCTTGTGCAAGTCGGGGATGCTCGTACCGGATGGGCCATACCCTGGGACGACTGGAAGGGCGTTTTCTATGACGCCATGAGTAGATTTGATGGTCCAATTGTTTGTCACAATATTGCGTTTGAAGCTAAGTGGTTTGATCAACAATCAAGCTGGAAGATGCCGTGGCATCGTTCTCACGACACCATGCTTATGGCAAAAATTATTGACCCGCTTGGGTCGGGGGCGCTAAAAAGTCTTACTGAACTTCACGTTGATTCTAGAGCTGCAGCTCTTCAATCTCTCCTAGATCGAGGGCTTACGGATAATGGTTGGAGTTGGGGTACTGTTCCAATTAACTATGAACCATACTGGGCATATGGTGCGCTTGACCCTGTTTTAACTATGAAGCTTTTTGAGAGGTTCTGGGAAAGCTGTGCCCCGGGCAAGCCATATAGTTACGCCTATGAGCTAGAGATGAATACTCGAAGAATTGCAACTCAGATGGAACTCAACGGTGCAAGACTTGATTTGGATTATTCCAAGAAAAAATACGAAGAGTTGATTAGATACACAAATGATGTGGCATCATGGGCAAAAACTTCTTACGGAATTGGGATTGGCAGCAATCAGCAATTAGTGGTTCAGTTTGAGAAGCTCGGTGTTGATATAACCGAAAGGACTGAAAAGGGTCAAAAATCCGCAAACGCTGATCAACTTAAAATGATTGTTCGAGATGGGAACTCGGAAGCAAAGCAACTAGCAGAATCTACTCTCAACTATCGACAAGCTCTTAAGCTAGCCAACACCTATTTCTTAAACTTTTTAAATGACAACATTGACGGATATGTTCACCCCTCGGTTAACACCATGGGTGCCCGCACTGGCCGTATGTCAATTCAGAACCCAGCGCTGCAGACTTTACCCAAGGGAGATGACACTGTACGACGTGCGTTTCTCCCTAAGGATGATGACCACGTAATTGTTACTTCCGACCTTGACCAGGTTGAATTCCGAATGTTTGCGTCTCTTTCTCAGGATCCCAACCTAATTCAGCTATTCCTTCGCTCCGATGCCACTGGCTCAGACCCGTTTACTGAAATTGGTCGTGAGGTCTATCAAGACCCAACAATGATGAAGTCAGATAAGCGTCGTGCACTAATTAAAGGCGTTGTGTATGGGCGTTTATATGGTGCGGGAGTTGCCAAGCAAGCACTTACAGCTGGTGTGCCAGAGGAGCAAATGCGTGCAGTATCTAATGCATTCGACGAAAGCTACCCTGGCATGCAGAGATTCCAAAAAGCGGTTGAGCAAAGAGGGCTAATGCGTCTAGAGACGGAAGGGCAGGGGTACGTAAATACCTGGACTGGTCGACGCTTGCCTTGTGATGAAGATAGGGTATATACCCTAGTTAATTACTTGATTCAAGGTGGAGCTGCTGAAATCTTTAAGGCTAACCTAATAAAGCTAGACCAGGCAGATTTAACTGATTTGCTAATTGTGCCAGTTCATGATGAAATCGTCCTCAATGCCCCTAGGAAGGACGCAGAAGAGATAAAACAACTAGTTAGGAAGTGTATGACCACCTCGGAGGGCTGGGCTGTTCCGCTAACCGCAGATGTGGATGGACCCCTAGAAAACTGGGGCGCTAAGTATGCATAGATATGTCTTAGCTATCGATCCCGGGAAGACCACAGGGATGGCTTTATTTAGCCACCAAATGGGCTCTGAGCCCCTTTTAGAGTGGTCTAAGGAGCTAGAACAGGACGAGGTCGCTGAGGCTGTACGGGGCGTTTTGTGGGCTCCTGATAAGAGGTTTCACCTAGACGTAGTTTGCGAAAGATTTGTTATAAATGCTCAGACTGTAAGGAACTCACAGGCCCCCTACTCCCTAGAGGTTATAGGGATCGTAAAGCAGTGCCTAAAGGATAACGGGCGTCCAATGGACGACATATTCTTCCAGGCACCTGCTGATGCAATGACAATGTTTGACAACAAGAAGCTTAAGAAACTAGACTACTGGCACGTAGGTGGTGGAGGGCACGCTTTAGACGCAATCCGACACGCCCTACTTAGATGCGTAAAAATTGGCTGGAAGCCAGTAAGATTACTGAGTGAATAAATTATTATCAAAAAATAGTAGCGAACCAAACAACTTTTGTGATAATATGTATGTAGTGACGATTGGAGGCCCTTTTGGGCGTTTTTGTAGAGCTAGAAGATAACCACATAGTTATTAACGCTGAGTGGCGTTTAAAAGAGG